GCCGTGCTTAATTTTTTCTTTTGACCAAGCTTCAAGTTTTTCTTTTGGGGCTTTTCCTCCTGCTCCAGAAAATTCTCCATGCTTGTATTTTTTCATAATACTCCCATCAAGTTTTTCATTTGCAGATTTTCCGTATTCCGCACCAAATTCACCTTGCTTATATTTTTTCATAATTGGTTGTGGCATTATTTCCTCCTAATAATCTTTTTGATTTGCCATGTCCCAAAAAGATTTTTGAACATGGTCATTTTTCTTGGTTGGATAATCCTTAGTTGCAATATCAACATCGGCCTCTCCGCCATGTGCTGATAAATTTATATTCTTCTTATCCTTTACTTTAGGATAGGGCTTACCAAGGTCACCCTGTTTATATTTTGTCAATACTGGTTGCGGCATTTAGCCCTCCTTTATTTTATTTTTTATATAATCCATTAAATTTGGATTATCTACTAAAACAGTTGTTAGTCCATTTGATAACGCACTTACTAAATGTTCTTCTTCTTTCTCGCCCAATTCAATATTCCATTGATATATTATAGCATGTAGTATTTCATGTAATATTGTATTAGCGTGAGAAACTCCTTTTTCCTCTTCAGTATAACCTATTATACCTTCTTTTGAAAAAAACTGCCCGTGTGCGTCATTCGCACTGGCGACAGTCTGTTTCCATTTTTCTAACTTGTAATCACGATAGCCAATCTTTATTGATTCTGGCATAGTAATTTTTTTTCCTATCACATTAATACCCAAATACCCTATCTGCCGGTTTAAACTTTTCATCCTTTGACCTTTTAAAAAGCTCATTAATTATATAAGGATGCATCGGTCTACTCATACATCCATAACGTAATGCATCATAAGAATGGTCTTCCGCATTCGTATCCACATCTTCTGGATTATGCTTATCCAGTGGTAGCAGGGGCAATGTTCTAATTAAATTTCTACAATTAGAAAAAAATTTTATTGTTGGTTCGTTTTCCTTATTTACTTTCAGTCTTTTATGAATTTCCAGTTTTCCATTGATGCGACTTTTAGGCGACCTGTCCGATGGTCTCCATCTGCATCCTTCTCGAATCATCGTCTCGGCAATACTTGGCCCAACATCACCTCGTTTCGCCCATGTTGATGAATCAAGAACGCCGTATCGAATAAATTCTCCATGTTCCGCTTCCAGTATTTTTCTGGCAAATTCATCCGCCGTCACTTTCTTCGTATACAGTTCCCTATAAATCCAAAGATTATTATCCCAGTCAATAGCGAACCATAAGCAACAAGCAGGAGAAGAATACCCCCAGTCGCAAGAACGAAAACGATACCAACCTTTAGGTATGTCAAAAGGTTCGACCACATGGATAACTTTATTAAATTCAGGAAATGATGAATCTTCAAAAGCATCCCAGTCTCCTTCCAAGAACTGCTTACGCTGAACTTCCGGCAGGGAAGCCAACATAATATAGTAATCTTCTGTCTGCATCAAGTATGGATTATCCTGCAATTTTGCAGGAATAAATCGTCTTGATATTTCCCGTTTTCCCGTAGGCGTATCCACCGATACTTGAAAACGAGTATTTGGTTTTGCGGGGTCTACGAACATTTCTCGTACCCACAATGACCCGATATTACCGGGGTTTCCTGTTGCACGGAGAAACACGGGTATGTCAGGGTCTACACTTCTTAGGGAGGAACGTAAAAAGTTATATATTTCGGGAGTTGGATATTGTGGTAATTCATCAATTCCTATCCACGTATATGATTGACCTTGGTAACGCAGAGCATCTGTCATATTCTCTGCATAACCAAATTCAATTTTAGCACCGGATGGAAAACGCCATTCTTTTTCCTGTTCTCTCCATCTAGCACCTTTGAATGCTTTTGGATATAATCGCTGTGAATGCGTAATCATATCCCTTAGTTCCGGCATGGAACGTCTTAGTAATAATGCCCTATGTTGGTCTTTATGACAATACCGTAAAGGGTCTACAAGCATGGCGTAGGATTTTCCTCCGCCTCTCGCCCCGCCATAGAATACTTCCCGTTCCGATGAAGCTAGAAACGCCGTCTGCGGGCCTTCATTGGGCTTGAAAATAATATCCTGATTATTGACAAACTTCTGAACATTATCCGGTGTTTCACGTAAAACACCTTCATCCACTAATGTCGTCTCTGTTCCATTCAGAGCTTCATTAATTTCCTTTAAACTTTTCTTTTTACTTTCAGCCGATGACTTAGCTAACTTGTATTTAGCATGAGTCTTCTCAATTTTCGCTTCCTGTTTCCTGATGGACAGGCGAGTTGCCCTTCGTGCCTTTTCTAAATCCTCTTGAAGTCCTTTTTTTCTTTTTACACCTTGGGGTTTCTTTGGCTTTGGAGGAGGTATTTCATTCATCAGGTTCTCCTGTTAATGGCCTTTATCAAACCCACATGCGAAATATATCTTCCCGTCTTCGCCTTGACCCACTGGGCCACTTCACGATAAGAGGAATTTTCTAAATACTCCTTCGCCTTTTCCAAGGCATCCAGTTGCTCTGGTATCGGCTCCAGACTGTGATTATCTTCCTTTAATTTATATCCAAACGGTACTGTATTACCCTTGCGTGTCTTCTGCATTAACGACATTCTCTATCTCCTTTGCCGGCAAAATAAATATTCCATGTTGAATCTTTGCCTCTATGTCAATTTTTTCCTTCTTCGCAATGCCGACCCTGTCAAGTATCTGTTTGGCCGCTTCCATGCGAATATTGGCTTGGGGGATAGTGCCATCAGCGTCCAACGCCTGTGCCATGCTCATCGCCGCCTTGGGCGAATGGGCCGCCAGTACATTTTCCGCCTGTTCAATAATTTCATTCTTCAACGCCTTGATGACCTTCGGCCATGTCTGGGCGTGATAACCGACAAGTTCACCCGCCTTCTGGGGACTTCCTTGAGCCTCCCCGAATAATGCAGTCAGGAATTTCTCCTGTTTATCTGTCAGCTCCTTGTTTCTTTTTTTTTGTGCGAGTATGCTCATCTTTTACTAAATTCATCCATTCCATGCGTGGGCCGTGATAAGAGACCTTTGATTTCTTATAGGGATATATGTTACTTTCCTGCCAATACCATTGTGATACAAAAGGAAGAAAACCATCCCATATTTCCTTGCTTACAGCCATTGACGCTTTTGCTTTGATTTCTCCCGTCTTTCCTTCGCCCAATCCGGCACTTTAATATTTTTTTCTTCCCGTTCCCTGTAGCCTTTTTCCGCCGATTGCATTAATTGTTCCCTCGCCTTGTCCTCTTTTCCACCCATATCTGATATAAGAGATATTTTAGGAGCAGATATAACTCTTCTGACAAAAGAATCGCGACACGGAAAGTTTCTTTTATGGATAGGTAGATTTTCCGTAAACCGTTCTCCGGTTTTTCTATTTTCATATTCATAGATTGGCATCGTTATATTGAGGCTTTAACTCCTCATCCTGTGTAGCATTAATTCCTTGACAGTCACAATCCTTGCATTCACAAGACGTGCAGGAACCACCGTCAGAACAATGGCATCCGTGTTCACATTTTTTACAATTATTCATTACTTCCTTTTACCCTTGCGTGTGCGTGCGTATGACCTGTTCGCCCCTTTCGCTTTTACAGAAAGGTTAGAAGAGGCATTATTTCTTGGATTATTATCAACGTGAGAAACATCCTTATTATCTCCTACTTTCGCAAGGCCTTTTCTTTTCATGATACGCCTCGCCTTGTTATTCAAGGCCCTGTTCTTTTTTCTCTTTGAAGAATCATTGCCGTATTCTTTTTTATAGTTTCTAACATAACTAGAAGAACTGGGCATTATTACCTCATAAAGCCTTTACGAGGCAATGTGTATTTACCACGGGCCGTGCGTGCCGTCTTAACTTTTGTCTTTGGATTGTACTTGCTCTTTCTCTCCGTCTCCTTCTTGGTTTTCACCTTTTTCGTAGGCTTTGCATATGTATACGCCATAGTTATCTATGCACTGCAAGCAATGCACTCCTCCTCTTCCGTTGTCTGTCCGTTAACTTTAGATTTTAACTTGTGATTTTCAGCCCTAAGCTCAATTCTGTCGTCATAGGCCTTCTCTAACTTCTTATACAATTAGTTCTTATCCTCTTTTAATACGTCCACGTCCTTTTTAAGGTTGGAGACGGTTTGCGTTAATTCTGTAATCATGTTTTCTGTTACCATTCTGCTCTCCCTGTATGTAAAAATTAGATACCACTGGGAAACCATTTCTCCCATTGGTGTTATATGATAATATTGAACGAAACTCGTGTTTTCTGCTGTATGCAGAGTGGTGAGTTTCCCTCCCACCAATGAGATACTAATACTCCTTAAGGAAATATTAATTATGTACATGCTTTCGGCGTATGACCTTTATGCACATGTAAGTATGAGTGTGTCACCTTGCCTTAAAAAAACATATACCTACCATTATACACCTTATTTCAGATTTGTCAAGTCTTTTTTTTTGATTTTATGCATTTTTTTTTACTTTTTATTCATTTTCGGCCCATACAAGGGGTTTTAAAGGTGTAAATGAAAATAATTTCAATTTTATGCATTTTTTACTTGACAAATTCAAAAACAGGTGTATAATAGTACTAGGGGATACCCGGTGGGCCTACACCTGTACCACCCCTTAAGGTATACTTATAATGGTCTTCAAATTATACCGGGGTATGGCTTGACAAGTTTACAATGCTTTCCGGGTATTTTCACATGTAGTTGTATATGAATACCCCCCTACCCCCCCTGTACCCCTGCACCCTGTTTATTATATTTTATTTTTATTTGGTGAAATAAATAAATATTTGAAAGACTGGAGCCAGAGCCATGACAGCACCAGCAGCTCTTTAACGTAATAATCGGGCCAGGTGCTACTTTAAAATAACTTAACGTATCTTAAATCTGACAGACAGAACTACAAAAAGTATCAAATAGATTAACAAAGTGCATGCATGTTAATGTGCTTAACAGTTAGCTGAAGCGTCCGAAACAAAAAAAACCCCTGAAATTAATTCAGGGGTCTGTTGTTTGTTTAAGTATTAAATTATAATTCTTTTATGCTATCTTTAATTTTAAAAAACTCTGAAG